CTAGGTTGACTGGTTGCCAATCGTTGTCATTACCAGACTGATCTAACCAGAAGGCCGCTTCTCTTGTGTCTGCAAAGGCGGCATAGATAACGCCAGTACCGTAGCGATCAGTTTGGGCAGTCCAAGTTACGGTAAACCCACCACCATCATTCCCGTAAGCTGTGCCGTCATCAATAGTTAAAGTGCTTGTTGATGGTGCATCTTCAGAGTTAGAAAGTTGACCATATAGTTGATGATTAAAATCACCATCAGCGTCTCGTGTGTTATCTAGTAGATACCATGATCCAAGAGTGGCTGTGTCTTTTAAAATAACTAAAGCAGGTTTAAACCCACAAGAAACTCTAGAAGTAGTGTTAATCCCAAACTTAGAGTAGCCAGACTTTTCTGCCCAACAGTAGGCGATGTAGCTGTCTCCAGACCTATTTGTATCACCCGCAGTACCTAAACTAAATACTGATGATGTAGGTGTAGTGCTGTTCCAAGCAGTTGTTTGAGTCGCTACTGCGTTTTGTGTATCAAGCGTTAAATACTGATCGCCTGTAAATCCAGTAACCCAAACACGCCAACTACTTGCAGTTGATCTATCTTTAACAATCAACAGAGATGGAGCAGTAGACAAACCGTGACCTACCGTAGCGTTAGCACCTGTTCCAGTATAAGAAACAATCGAGAAGCCATAGGTATCATTAGCCCGTACTGTGGAGGTTATCGAGCCATCAGTATTGGATACGTTGGAGTCTCCTGCTTTCCAACCCCAAGCAACGTATGAGCCGCCTGTTCCGTTTACGTTATTAGAACCAGAGCTACCTGCTTTTGTAATAAAACCATCAGTGGTGTTTGTTGAGACTATTCCGTGAGATGCCGCAGAAACAGCCGCTTCATCAAATGTGCCGTCTGATCTTAAATTCTTATCTGTACCACGAACAGCGTCCCACAAATAGTGACCATAAGAACCGCTAGTTCTGTTTTTAACCCACACCAAATCGGGCTGAAACCCAAATCCAGAAATACTTCGTGGGCTGGTATTATCTCCATTCCAAAGAACAGTATTGAACGCCTCAACCTCTGTATCGTCTTGGAAGTCTAAATAGAACCCATTCGTACCGTAGGTGACATCTGGAGTCTTAGCCACCCACACACCGTTCTTCAACTCACCGAACGCATCAGCATCGTAGGCTGTACCGTCTGTGAAGTGGACTTCGGCTAGGTAGCCGTCAAAGTAATTTACAATTCCAGTTGCTTTGCCTAGATTATGAGGTTCTGCCGTATTAACTTCAGTATCAAAATTCTGTGATGGATAACTACTGCTATGGAATGCTGTTATTTGACTTCCATTAACGTAAACCTTAATCCTATTTGATGCAGTTGCCTGAGTTGTATCAACAGCAAAAACAATGTGATACCACGCAGAAGGGTCACGATATAATGCATCTGTGGTCACATTAAAGTCATCTGATGATCCATTAAATTGAGTTATTCTTAATTCATTACCAGTTGCTCCACCAGAACCTGAGGCTACAAATTCGACATATAAAAATGGCGTACCTGACCCTGCCCCAAAAAACGGCACTCTAGTAGTTGTTGGTAAATTCCCACGCTTAACCCAACCACTCCAAGTCCAAGTCTTACGATTACCCGCAGACGCAGGAGTCCAACTCAGGTACGCAGAGTCATCATCGTTAAACCGTAGCGATCCTTCAATGGTCTTAGGATAGAATCCTCTGACTGAGCCTCTGTGTGCGCCACCTGCGGCAATAAGACTCACTTAGGCACCTGCACTTGTTGTTGCTGGAGTTGCACTGATATAGACATTTGTTCCATCTGGACTAAAGTAACTGACGAAGTATTTACCTGCTGTGCTAATGGTAGTTAAATCACCTGAGTTAATGAATACAGTAGCCGCCGCACTAACAACATGACCACCTGAGTTATCTAAGAAGATGTTCCCGGATTGACCGGCAGTAATGTTCGTAAATGTCAACGTGCCAGTTCCACTTGGTGTGCAGGAGAAGTTGTTAGTCACATTCATATCAAACGACAGATCGTTGTCTGTAGTCACTGTGCCACGCATTGGTGCAGTAATAGTATCTGCTACATCCGCTTTGAGTGTGTCTACATCATACGCCTGTACTGTGACACCGATGTCTGTAGTCTCAAGCATGTTGGCAATATCGGCATCAACTACGATAGTTGCATCGTATGCCTGTACATCAGTACCGATGACAAGACCTAAGTTAGTACGTGCTGTTGCCGCATCAGCTAAGTCAGATAGGTTGTTAGATAACTGTGCGTAACGAGCATCTGATTGTGTTTGTGTATATACGTTTGCAACATTAAACGCACCGTAAGCAACGATATCAACAATGTCACCTGCGGCGGCACCTGTGGTTAAAACAATGTTAGTGCCGGAAGTTGCAGTGAAGTCAGTCGTATTAACGAGCTTGACACCGTTGAGATATACATCGACATAGCCGACATCATATGTGATTGCAAATGTAGTCTGGCTAGCTGTTGCTGTATAAGTCTGACGAGAAGAAGTACCATTAATAGCACTACCTGCCGCAACCCAAGATGTGCCGTTATAGACACGCATCTCATCGGCAGTCGTATCAAAGTACAATGCACCAGTCAGTAATGCGTCACCGTCATTGTCTACAGATGGAGAGGAAGACTTAGCACCTAAGTAGCGATCATCAAATGAATCATATGAAGCCGCCGCATTGTTGGCAGATGTAAGTGCATTGCCAGCGTAAGTTGAGGCATTAGATTCTGATGTAGCGGCATTCGTTTCACTTGTAGCCGCATTCGTTTCACTGGTAGCCGCATTTGCCGCTGAAGTAGCCGCCGCTGTAGCTGAACCAAGAATGCTATCAACATAAGTTTTAGTCGTTAAATCTGCATTGTCAGTTGGCGTATAAGTCGTAGTGATCTTATTCGCACCCATGTCGATAGCACCAGTCATCGTGCCACCAGACAGACTTAACTTAGTCGCATCTTGCGTGTCTACATAATTCTTAGTGGCGGCATCTTGATTGGCAGTAGGATCACCAACACCTGTAATTTTGCTAGTACCCATCGCAATGGCACCAGTCATTGTGCCACCTGATAGGTTCAGCTTAGTTGCATCTGCTGTGTCTACGTATGTCTTCGTAGCCGCATCTTGTGCAAGTGTAGGATCACCCATTCCAGTGATCTTATTCGTACCCATTGCGATAGCACCAGACATGGTACCACCTGCAAGTGGTAGTTTAGTTGCGATTGAGTTTGTTACAGTTGTGGAGAAATTAGCATCATCGCCTAATGCCGCCGCTAACTCATTCAGAGTGTCTAGAGCGGCAGGTGCTGAGTCAATGACATTTGCTACAGTAGTATCAACATAGCCTTTGGTAGCCGCATCTGCTGTTGCTGTTGGGGTATCAAGACCTGTGATCTTGTTTGTACCCATAGCAATGGCACCAGACATAGTGCCGCCAGTAAGGTTCAGCTTCAGTGCGTCATTCGTATCGACATAGTTCTTAGTAGCGGCATCCTGTGCGCTGACAGGATCTGTGACGTTAGCAATGGTAGTCCCAGTTACATCAAGCGTACCGTTGACTGTGACATTGTTGAATGTAGAAGTACCAGAGGATGCTGTGACGTTACCTGTTAAGTTACCAGTCACATTACCTGTGACATTTCCGGTTACATTGCCGGTGACGTTACCTGTGACATCCCCAGTCAGTGTGCCAGTGATACCAGTTGTAGAAGTTAGGTTAGTAAATGTACCAGCACCGGGAGTAGCACCGCCGATGACAGCACCATCAATTGTACCACCGTTAATGTCAGCAGAAGCAAGTGTAGCTTGACCAGTTGTCGTTACAGTAGTAAATGCACCAGCGGCAGGTGTAGAGCTACCAATGGTAGTTCCATCAATGCTACCGCCTGTAAGAGTAACTGCGGCAGAAACTAATGAGTCAATGTTTGCAGTACCATCAATGAACAGGTCTTTGAACTCAGCACCTATAGCACCAAGATCAATATCATCATCTGTGACAGGAACAATAGCACCGTCTTGTACACGGATCTGCTCAACTGCCGCACCAGCAATTTCAATAAAGAAAGAAATGCGGTTATTTGCCTCATCGACAAAAATTTTATTATAACCTTCCTCACCAGCAATAGTGGTAATGTACGCACCATTACCAGAAGTACCGTCATGAGTGTGGCCTGTACCTGCGGCAAATGCGTCTCGCAGTGCATTGAATTCAGCGTTTAGAGGTGCGGCTTTAACTACCTCACCTGAAATGATATCTGCTACGGATTGTCTAGTATATCCCGCCATTTACCTGCGATCTCCATATCCAAACAACAGCACGAATCCTTGGATTGCATGACTAGCGTTTGTATCGTTGGTTACATATTTAATTGAGATTGATGTTCCTGATCCTGAGAATGATGTCTTCGCAACAGGAGATGGGTTACCATCAAAGATAGCCCCAGAGTTGTACGTTGCTTCATTATAAAAAGCCGCCGCACCACGAGTTGTTATATCATAGTTAGATGGGTTCAGTACGTTAACGTCTTCGTAGTCGTATACAATACCCAAAACAATGTCTGCATTACCTTCAGCTTTTAGGTACGTTGATAACTTCAAAAAGTTTTTGCGTAATTCTGGGTCACTAAAATGGTAAAACGGAGTTTGAAACAGTGAAAATATTTCATTGCCATCAAAACTATTGCCAGACTCCTGTCTGTACACCTTACCATTTAAATCACCATGAACTACAAATTCATACTGACCAATGTACCCTGAGTCAGCGGCTGTTGCTGATATGCCTAGCAACTGACCAAATTCAAATCCAATGCTACCATTTTGTTGTTGTCTTAATGCTCCAATTGCACCCTGTGAATCTGAAGCACCGAAGAAGAATCTAAACTGTGACTTCTGACGAATGACTACAGCATTCAAATCATCTAGGTCATTATTCAATACGATGTCGTTAAAGACTGACTGCACATTCTTGGATACTGTTTCCAAGTTAACGTCACCAATCTTGTCAGTACCCGATACTGGACGGAGTCCGTCAGGTCCGATGAAGAGAAGGTCACCACCAAGCTCAATAACTGAGTCAGATGCAATACATCCTAAATCGTTTGTTACCTGTAACACTGAAAAGTCTGCGTTACTGTTACCGACAAGCTTTTTAATATTGTACGTACCAAA